AAAGCATCATTTACCCTCCCCTACTCTAAGCAAGAGCGAAGTACCTGGAAGCGATTTGCCGTTTTTGGGCGACAAAAGGATAGGTGATAAGGGAGCGGCTCGAATTGCATCATTCCCTAATCAGTTTAGATTCTGTGGCGATTGGAAGGACGCAGTCAATCGAATCGGTAACAGTGTCCCACCCCTTTTCCTGAAAAGTATCGCCCTTCATATCCGGCGGGAAATATTGGACTCGATTCGCCTGAGCGAGCAGGCTACACATTTGACACTTAAAAGCAATGGCTAATAACGGATATACCGCAGAACAAGTTATAGAGGCTGTTAGAGGTAGCAAGGGATTTGTTACTACCATAGCTAAACGCCTGGGTTGTGCGCGTATTTATGTGTACAAGCTGGCTGAGAAGTTTCCGACAGTCAAACAGGCTATTGAGGAAGAACGTGAAGGCAATAAGGACTTCGCTGAAGGTAAGCTGATGGAACAGATAAACGCCGGCAATATGACTGGCATTATCTTCTACCTTAAGACCCAAGCTCGTGACCGGGGCTATGTTGAACGGCAAGAAATCACCGGCCTGGACGGTAAGGAAGTCCTCATAAGGATAAAGTATGATGGAACTGACAGTACGCCTCAAGCGTCCACACTCCCAACAGACTAACTTTATCCGTTACCCTGCTAAGCGCAAAGTGATAAGAGCCGGGAGAAGATCGGGAAAAACAACCGGCGTTTCCATTTTGGCAGTTGAGAAGTTCCTGGAAGGCCGGCGCATCCTTTACGCTACTCCTACTCAGGAGCAAGTTGAACGTTTTTGGCATGAAGTCAAAAACGCTTTAGAGGAGCCGATTAACGCCAGTATCTACCACAAGAACGAAACCCGCCACACCATAGAACTACCAGGCACCGAGCAGCGCATCCGTGCTAAGACAGCTTTTAATGCTGATACCCTCCGAGGTGATTATGCTGACATCCTTATACTGGACGAATTCCAAGATATGGATGAAGATGCCTGGACTCTAGTAGGTGCGCCGATGTTGCTAGATCGGGACGGCGATGCTATTTTTATCTACACCAAGAAGCGTGGCAAGAATCACACCGACAACCTCTTCAAGCGGGCCAAAGAGGATACCAGTGGGCGCTGGGCCACCTTTGTTTTTAGCTCCCATGATAATCCTCATATTAGCGTTGAAGCCCTGAGTGACATCACTGGCGACATGTCATCCCTGGCTTACCGTATGGAAATACTAGCTGAGGATTTAGAGGACGATCCTGCTGCCTTATGGAATCGTGAGATGATTGACCACGTTACTAGTTATCCTCCACTTTATCGGGTAGGAGTTGGGGTTGACCCATCAGGCTCTACCACCGGGAATGAATGCGGGATTATTGCGGCTGGTATAGGCAAAATAGGCGACGTGATTCACGGTTATATACTAGCTGACAGAAGCCTAAAAGGTTCGCCGGCTCAATGGGGGGCTGAGGTTGTTACTACCTATAATCTACTAAAAGCTGACAGGATAGTAGGTGAGGCTAACTTTGGGGGCGAGATGGTAGAGCATACTATCAGGACCGCTGAAGGCGGTAAGTCTCTACCATACCGGATGGTACACGCCAGTAGGGGAAAAGCAGTAAGGGCCGAGCCGATTGTCGGACTATATCGCAATCACCAGGGCTTGCATAGGGTTCACCACGTTGGCTACCATCCTGAGCTAGAAACTGAGATGTGCAACTGGGTAGTGGGTCAATCTACCTTTTCACCTAACAGGATTGACGCTATGGTATGGATACTAACTGACCTGATGCTAAGTCAACAAGGTTGGGCCAGAGGCAGCGCCTAATGCTAAAAAACTCTGCCTTCCTATCCGCCATCGAACCCAACATCAAACACATCAAACGATTAACCGCCTTAGTGCAGGACAATCCAAACTTCTTTGGGACCGGCCACAGTATCATACAACTAGTAACCGACAAACTGGAAAAGTTGATAGAAGCTGGTAAACTAGTTGACAGGGAAGGCGATATGACACTCTGTAAGGTGTGCGGTTATTCCATACGTTACAGTGGCGTACATTGGCAGCATCTTTCTGAGCGACAACAATATCACCCAGGAATGCCTAGATGATCCTAGAGTTTCTCATCTATTCCATGACTGTCCTGGTCATCCTTAACAGCATCGCCATAGCTGTCACTGTCTGGGTAGGGTTTAAGTCGGGGCAGGTGGATGAGGCTAAGAGGCAATATTGGCAGCAGAGGTTAAATAACTTAAAGGGCAATGGTGAAGTAGTGGGGGTAGAGGACGTAAAATGAAAACCAGTGACATAATCAAAATCGCCTCAAGATACGAACCTATCACTCGCGTCAACGGCAACGGCATCAAACCCCGCTTCATCAGCGACTACGGCCAAACGTTTAACTCAACCCTTCGTTGGCTCAAGATGGCCGAACTGGAAGAGCCGCCTTACCGGGTTGATTCTAGAGTGCGTGACAGGTGGCTACAAACCTTCTGGCGCATTGAGCCGTTCCTCGCCGGTGTCATCAACTCAGTCACCCTTATCGATGCCAACAGGGGATGGACTTTGACAGGTGGCCGTAATCAAGTACGCAAGTGGACTGCCAGGTTGCATAATAGTGCTAATGGCCGGGGCTGGCGTTACCTCATCAAAACCGGTTCCCTCTCCTTCTGGACTACTGACATAAACGCTATATTTGGGTTAGAGCGTGAAGAGCCATACGCTACCCTTACCACTGACGGAGTCGCGCCTTCTCCCTTACTGAAGCTATGGAACATCGACCCATCTAAATGCAACCTCTACCCCTCTCTAGCCTATGCTGAGGAAATCGGGCAGGGGCTAGAAATCCAAACTGAGTTACGTTACAAGGATTCTTCCTTAATGCCCTGGGATTACTTTCGTGTAGCCTCTATGCCCTCAGATATGGAAGAGTACCGGGGGCTAGGGTTTTCTGCCCTTAGCCGCTGCCTCAACCTAGCCAAATTACTCTACGCAGTCTACCAGTACGACCAGGAGAAATTATTAGCCAAGGCTCCTAGAGGTTTATTACTCCTACATAATATCACTGAATCCCAGTGGAATACCGCAATGGAAGCCCGCGACGCCCGTATGTCAGCTAAAGAGCGCCAGTACTACGGTGGGGTTGAAGTTCTAGCCAGTGACGGTGGGGAGTACAACCCTGACGCCAAGTTAGTGGCGCTGTCACAGTTGCCGGACGGGTTCGATCAAAAGACAATGACTGATTTACTTATGTACGGTTACGCCTTATGCTTCGGCTACGATCCTCGTGAAATATGGCCGGTGTCAGGCGGTACATTAGGAACGGGTAGGGAAACTGAAATCCAGGCAGCTAAGGCCAGCGGTAAAGGTGGTAAGGATTTCTCATGGGGATTTCAGGAATCATTACAAGGCGAATTACCCTCTACCCTTCACTTCGGGTTTGAAGAACGGGACGAACGGGGCGAGTTATTGGACGCTGAGATTAAAGAAGCCAGGGCTAAGGTTATTGAACGCCTGTCATCTCTAAGAGAACAGACTGGCGCTATCCTGAGCAACGAGCAAATCCTCCAACTATTAGCACAAGAGCAACTTATCCCGCAAGAGTGGACCTTGACAGAAGAAGATGTAACTTCAACAGATGAGGAGCAAGTCAGGCAACGATTACTGGACAATCCTAAAATAAGAAGCGCCTGTGAAACTTACCATAATGAACCTATCGTACAATATAAGTGGGTAAGTGACGGGCAACCAAAAGAGCGGGTATTGTGGACTAGTGGACAGGAAGCCTTGAGGCCTAAAGTGTGGCAGGTTAAAAGGGAAATCAAAAGTGAGTTATCTACCTACCAAGAAGACATAGACAAACTAGCTAACCAATTACGAGATGGTACTATCACCCAGGCCAGCTTTGAGAAACAATTCACCGAACTAACCACCGCAATGTTAATAGCAGCTTACTTAGATGGCAGCCAAGAAGAATCCCTGAAAGAGATGCCAGATGAATTACAGGATGAAATAGACCTATCCAAAGAAGCGGTTAGAGGGTTCGCTGATGAAATTTCAAATGGAACCTACGCTGATAACGAGGCTGGTCTAATATCCAGATTATCAATGTGGGCAACAACAGCGACGGGAATGTATGCCCTGGGTCAAATGTCCAAAGAGGATGACCCCCTGTTGAGATGGAACCGTTCTACTGGTAAGGATTCTTGCAATGTTTGCCGGGGCTTTGACGGGGTAGTTAAGCGAGCCTCAGAATGGGCAAGTAGTGGATATAGGCCACAATCTCATAACTTACCTTGTGGGGGTTGGAGGTGTGGCTGTAGTTTTAGTATTGAAAGGGGCAACCAATGAACCAAGAACA